AATATGACCATTGATATGGCTGAGAATAAACTAGTTCTTTTGGGAGGACTTGGAATAAAAGCTGCAACATCCAAAGCGGGTTCAGAAGTTGAAACAGAGTTTGTATCAAAGGCTGCTAATATCGCAAACTTAGCATTCTTTTCAAAATCTTTGATAGAGGAATATGATAATGTTATAAGAAATGGTGGTAAAACAATTTTGGGTGGTGTTAAAGTAAAAAGTGGAAATAAAATAGCAGCAACAACAATATTAACAACAATATTGACTGCCACCAATGCATCAACTACCGGTGATTTATTGAGAGACATAGGCCCTGCAATACAGGTTTATTGGGCAGGTGCGAAATTAGAAGATGGGTCAACGGTTCCAAGTATACCATGTTTGGGTACTTTAAAAAATATAACAACCAATGTTGCAATTAATTTATCTCCGGGTGTATGGGTTCCGATATCAGTTTTACCCAATTCATCGTATTCTCCATTTTTGTTAAGTTTTGTCACATCCGCAATGGTGCACCTGTTGACAGTTGGTGGATTTTTTCAATGTATGTGTACATACCCACCACCTGCCCCACCTGCACCTGGATTTTTACCTTGGGTGGGATATTTTGTTCCACCAATAACAAATCCAACGGCGACCCTTAAAGGAATTAGTAATGTTGAAATTGCAATGGCTACAGCAGGGAAAGTGGCAGATATCGGAATAACACTAGCGGAAACAAATTCAGTAAACGAAGCTTTAACATCGGTGGTAAATACAACCGCGGATGCAAAGGTTAAAGCAGCTGCTCAGGCTTTAAAAGATGATAATGCTAAAGCAATGGCTGATGCTGGTATGGCATTAAATCCAACATTGAGTAAATATACATCGACAAAAACTATTACATTAGGGTAAATTAAAACTTTCAATATTTATTAAAAACAATTATTATGGATTCGAAATTATTAGTCGGATTAATCAAAGAAGTTGTAAAAAACGAAGTTAAACAACAAGTCAAAGAAGAATTGGCTAAATTGATTAAATCTGGTGCAGTTACATTAAACTCACAAAAGAAAACATCTACTCCATCGTTGAGAGAGATGACGGAAGTTCCAGCTATACCGGTTAAAAGACAACAACCTGTATACGAACAACCCGTTCAAAGACCGCAAAGGGAATTTTCAAAAGACCCAATGATAAATGAAATTTTGAATATGACTCAACCATTTACATCGGCACAACGTGTTGAGGGTGGTGCACCAGGAATGGGTGGTAGTGTATTAGATATGTTACAACCACAAATGAGTGTAGATTCGGAAGGTTGGGAAACGATGGATTATAGAGAATCGGGTGTTCCTCAAAATATTCCACAACAATTGGAATCAACCGGTGACGGATTACAAGATGCTACAATAAAAGCATTGACAAGAGATTATAGTGAATTAGTAAAGAGATTTAAATAATGGCAATAGAATTAGGCAGAGTTAATGTAACCGATTTAGCTGAAAATAATTATAAGGTATTGGGAATAGGTGTAAATACAAGTTCCGATAAGAATGGTATTTTTTCTACCAATTACTCTACTTTATCGCAAGCTAAAAGTAATTTAATTAACCTAATTATGACAAGGAAGGGTGAAAGAGTAATGCAACCAGAGTTTGGATGTGATATTTGGAAATTAATATTTGAACCAATAATACGTGATGATATAGATTCTAAAATAGAATTTACAATAAACGAAGCCGTAAACAGATGGTTACCATATTTAAATATAGACGAAATAATATTTGATTACGATGATGCATCAATTGATAAGCATGTAATATCTTTGGATATAACATTTTCATTGATATCAAACTCAAATATGAAAGATTCATTGAATATAGAAATTAAACAATAAATAAATGGCACTTAAACCTTTAGATAAAAGTTGGAAAAATAATAAAAAGGATATCAATTATGTTGGTAAAGATTTTGCTACATTAAAACAAAACCTTATAGATTTTACTAAAACCTATTTTCCAAATACATATTCGGATTTTAATGAATCTTCACCTGGTATGGTGTTTGTTGAGATGGCATCATATATAGGTGATGTTTTATCATTTTATCAAGATACACAATTAAAAGAATCATTATTATATCATGCAACCGAAAGAAAAAATGTAATGTCAATTGCACAATCTTTTGGATATAAACCAAAAGTAACCGCACCAGCAGTGACAACTATGACGGTTTATCAATTGGTTCCTAATATTGGTACAGGCCCAACAAACGAACCAGATTCTCGAATGTATTTAAAAATAAAAGAGGGAATGGAAGTTGCAGGTAAGAATGGTATTGTTTTTAGAACAACGGATGGTGTTGATTTTGCAAATGAGGTTGATAGAGAAATAGATGTTTATGAAAGAGATACAATTACCGGAGAACCTATTTTATATTTAATAACAAAAAAAGTAAAAGCAATATCTGCTAACAGAGTATCTAAAACCATTGGGCCAGTTGTTGATATAGAATATCCTACTATAACAATAAATGATACAAATGTTATAGAAATAACATCGGTTGTGGATGATTTGGGAAACAAATATTATGAAGTTCCGTATTTAGCACAAGAAAGTATATTTGTTGAAAAACCAAATACACAAGCCAATTCGGAATCATATGCAACATCAAGTATAGTCCCATATGTTTTAGAAGTTCAAAAAGTACCTAGAAGATTTTCTACTAAAATAAATTCGGATAATACAATAGATTTACAATTTGGCAGTGGTGATGTTTCTATGCCAGATGAACAAATATTACCAAATACAAAAAATGTAGGATTGGGTTTAGCGAATTCGGTTAATAGATTAAATCAAGGAATAGACCCATCTAATTTTTTAAAAACAAATACATTTGGAATATCTCCGATAAATAGAACATTAACGGTAACATATTTAACAGGTGGTGGAATTGGTGCAAATATAAATCAAGGTGAATTAACTATTATAAATAAAATAGAATATGACGAAGATTTATTATCGTTAGAGGCAAATTTGTTACAAACATATCAAACAGGTAAAGAATCTATCGCAGTAGAAAATTTAGAATCAGCAGTAGGTGGTAGAGGTGCAGAAAGTATCGAAGAAATCAGACAAAACGCATTAGCAACATATGGTTCTCAAAATAGAGCGGTGACTAAACAAGATTATATTGTTCGTGCATTATCTATGCCAGAACGATATGGTAGTGTTGCAAAGGTATATGTTTCACAAGATGGTGAAATTGATAATAATTCACCCGCATCTATTTTAGCAAATCCAAATACATTGTCCGAATTTACAAATTTAGTTGATTCAATTAAAAATTTAAACAAATCGGATATACAAAAAGAATTGACAAAATTTTTATCTCAAAAGAAAACTGCAATAAGTGAAGTAAACAATCCATTTGCAATTAATATGTATGTTTTGGGATACGACGGTAATAAAAAATTAACAAATTTAAATCAAGCAATTAAACAAAATCTTAAAACTTACATAGGTGAATATAGAATTATCACAGATGCTATAAATTTAATTGATGGATTTATTGTAAATATTGGTTTAGATTTTGAAGTAGTTTGTTATTCAAATTATAATAAAAGAGAAGTTCTTGCAAATTGTTTAAGTGAGATGCAAGATTATTTTAATATAGATAATTGGACATTTAATAAACCAATAAACATTTCGGAAATAGAATTAATACTTGCAAATGTAGAGGGGGTAATGAGTGTACCATCGGTTAAAATAAATAATCTATGTGCAAACGATGGAACATATGCACCAAATGATTATAATATAGATGAAGCAACGAGAGGAAAGATTGTCTACCCTTCCTTAGACCCTTGCATCTTCGAAGTAAAATATCCTAACAAAGACATAAAAGGGAGGGCCATATAATGCATAAATTTTATACATCAACATACGATGCGAGTATATATCTTCAACAACCTGAACAAAATGCGGGTAGAGATGAAATATTAGAAGTAGGTAAACTTTATTATGGTTCTTCAAAAGATATAGCTAGAACTTTAATTAAATTTGATGTATCTACATTGGAAACCGGTAGTGAGTGGAAAGCTTATTTAAATCTTAAATCGGCCAATTCGGAAGAAATTCCATTGCAATATACAATATATGCAAATGCCATTTCACAAAGTTGGAATATGGGAACTGGTACAAAATTTGATAACATAACAGCAGATGGTGTTAGTTGGAAATATAGAGATGGAATTAATAGTTGGCAAGATAATACAATCGCAGGAACCGCTTATTATGTAGCAGGTACAACCGGTTCGGCAAATGCGGAGGGTGGTACGTGGTATACAGCATCGGTGTCTCAATCATTTAATAACGAACCTGATGATATTAGAATGGATGTAACCTCTATTATAAAACTTTGGGTAAGTGGTTCTCTTCCAAATAATGGGTTTATAATTCATCATAGTTTAGAAAATGAAGAAAATACATTAGATTATGGTTTATTAAAATTCTTTTCAAAAGAAACAAATACAATATATGAACCTAAATTGGAAATCGTTTGGGATGATAGTATATTTACAACAGGCTCATTATTACCAATTACAGGTTCATCATCGGAGGATGCATTAGAAAATAGTAAAATTATTGTAACGGATTTACAAAAACAATATGCAGAAAATATTAAAACAAAAATAAGAGTTAAGGGTAGAGATTTATTCCCATCAAAATCATTTAGTACGGGTTCTTTTGAATACGACCAATCCAAATATTTACCAACATCATCTTATTATCAAATAGAAGATTATAGAACAAACGAAATCATTATTCCTTTTGGAGAATATTCAAAATTAAGTTGTGATTCAAAATCAAATTATTTTTATTTAGATACGGCAACATATCCAATTAATAGAGTTTATAAATTAAAATTAAAAGTGGTAAAAGATGGTGTTACAAAAATAATTGACGATAAATTAACTTTTGAAATAATATAAAATGGCATTCACATCAATAGAGGCAATTGCACAAAAGTTAGAAGATGATAGAAAAGAAAGATTGGAATCTATACTAATAGTATCCGGTTCAGAAGCTATTGCTAAAAATAAATATAATATTACGGTTGTAGATGATACAAATGTAGCATCTTCATTGATATTTAAAGAATTAAAAAAAGATAAATATGATGAGGAAGAATTATTAAAAGCAATAGATGTAAATGTTACAGAATTAAAACCAAATATTCCTAAACCAAATAGAGATTTAGTTCCGAAACCATTATATGATGAAGAACTCATTAGGGTCGAAGATTTGAGAAAAGAAGTTGAGAGATTGAATTTAGTAGAAGCAGAATTAAATACAAGAATCGGTGCATTGGAAACGACTATATTAAGTTTAACGAACGAAAAATTAATATTAGACCAAACTAATGATATATTGGTAAATCAATCAAATACATTGGGTGAAACAATAGGTGATTTTGCAATGCAAATTCAAACAGCGTTACAAAAGTCAGTTGAAGAATCTATTTTAAGG